CGAGTCCGGGCTCGATATGCCTTCCGATGTCTTTAGTACTTGGATTAAAGACAAAACTAAAATAACTCGGAAATAATGGAGGATGTATAATGGCTAATGAAGTAAAAGCTAAGACACAAACATCACTTGCGTTATTTGGTGATGATGTATCAAAAGGTTTTGAGAACATGACGCAAGACGACATGGCGTTACCGTTTGTCAGAATCTTAGGACAACTATCACCACAAGTAACACAAGGTGATGCTAAGTATATAGAGGATGCTAAACCAGGCATGATCTATAACACTGTTACCAACGAATTGTACGATGGTAAGGTGGGTATCAAGGTTATTCCTTGCTACTACAAAAAAGATTATCCAGAATGGTCGGATAGAGGGGATGGTCCAGGGGCACCTGTGGCAATTCACCTACCGAACAGCGCGGTGATCGGTACAGGTAAGAGAGAAGGCTCAAAGATTAGGTTACCGAATGGTAATTATCTTGAAGAGACTGCATCTTATTTTGTAATGGTTGAAACTAAAACTGGTGGGTATACACCAGCTTTAATAACAATGAAGTCAACTCAATTAAACGTTAGTAAAAAGTGGAATTCTATGATGAAAACCACACAAATACCTAACGGCAAAGGTGGTTTTGTGATTCCACCAATGCATGGGGTTGTCTACACATTGGCATCTACTCTACAAAAAAACGACAAAGGTTCGTGGTTTGGTTGGGTAGTGACACAGGACAGAATTTTAGATCAAAACGACAAGTCTTTGTACTTAAGTGCAAAAGATTTTGCTGGTAATGTATCTAAAGGGAACGTTCAAACAAAAGCAGATGTGGAAGAGAAAGTAAGAGACTCAAGTCCTTACTAATGTTATAATGATAGGGGGATCTACTCGTTCAGCGGATTCCCCTTTACAAAGAAAAAAGAAATGATAATAGATAAATTTAAATCAATATTTTTAGGACTAGAAATAGCATATGGACAATACCAACCAGGTGAACGGGGTGACAACGGCAAACAAAAAGGCAAAGCTTTTATTGTTCGTGGACAAGTCACAGACGAACTCTGGGCAAATCATCTTGAAGGCAAAGGACCAGCACTTGGAATCATCCCTATTACAGAAGATAATGGTTGTAGGTGGGGCTGCATTGATATTGACGAATATAACTTTGATCACACTAGCCTCATTAAAAGTATTAGGAATCATAAATTACCCTTAATAGTCTGCCGCAGTAAATCTGGTGGAGCGCACGTATTTTTATTTACCAAAGAAAATATCCTTGCATCTTTGATGCAATCAAAATTAAAACAAATGGCAATCATACTTGGATATGAAGGCTCAGAAATATTTCCAAAACAAACAGAGATACTTGTAGAACGTGGGGATACAGGTAACTTTTTAAATCTACCCTACTATAATCAAATGAAAGGACTACGTTATGCTATCAACGATAATGGCGCCGGTTGTACACTTGAGGAATTTTATAAGCTCTATGATGTTTGGGCTTGCACAAAAGAACAAGTCGAAGCAATTAAAACAGAAGAAAAGAAAATAGAAGAAGCGTTTCCTATGGGGCCTCCTTGTCTTAATAAACTTGCAACAACAGGTTTTGGACAAGGCTCTAGAAATAACGCATTGTTTAATATTGCGGTGTACTACAAACAGTCAAGCCCGGATACATGGGAGGATAAAATTGTAGAGGCAAATTTAAAATACATGGAACCTGCACTTAGTAATAGTGAAGTGCAACAATTAATTAAATCTGTAAACAGAAAAGGTTATGATAAATATAGATGTAAAGACTCACCAATAAATGCAGTATGTCAATCTGGTTTGTGTAGAACAAAAAGATTTGGTGTGGGTTTTGGTGAGGAAGAAATGCCAATGTTAGGTAGTCTTACAAAGTATGCATCCAAACCACCAGAATGGTTTTTAGATGTAGACAAAAAGAGAATACAATTAAAATCAGAACAACTTTATAGTCCACAACTATTTGCATTAGCATGTCTCGATCAAGCTAATTTAGTTGTACCTGTACCAAAACCAAAAGATTGGAAGCAACATTTTTTAAAACCAATGATGACAGGTTTACAAGAAGTAGAACCTTTAGAGTCTTTAGATCCAGTAAATGAACTTACAAATTTATTGCAAGACTGGACAACTAATAGACAATCAGCAAGAACTTGGGATGATATATTAAACAAATTACCATACACAGATGAAAAAAGAGAGTTTACTTATTTTAGAATGGAGGACTTTTTTAATTTTTGTAAGCGTAATCATTGGGAAAAAGACAAGAATCAAACAGGTAATTTGATAAAACAACTTGATGTATTTGTAGGAGAAGAGAGAGTTAGAATAAAAAAGCAACAACCTAGATTAATTAAAATAGAGACAATGAAACAAACAGATGCATCTGTATCTAAGGTGCCATATCAACAGGAAAATTTTTAATGAGAACAGATAAGAATGTTATTTTTATAAGACATGCTAAATGGTTATGGGATAACGGACAAAAGAAAAAAGCAAAGGAGTGTAGAAAACAAGCGTATGAAAACCATTATACTAGGTCCACCTGGCACAGGAAAAACCACAACTCTACTGAATTTAGTAGATGAGTTTATCCAAAACGGGATTAGACCAAAACAGATAGGATACTTTTCATTCACAAAAAAAGCTGCAACGGAAGCAGCAACGAGGGCCGCGGATAAGTTTGGCCTGGACATAGAGAACGACTTGGCATATTTTAGAACTTTACACTCATATGCATTTAATCAATTAGGAATGACAAAAGAAAAAATGTTGGGCGCTGAGGATTACAAAGAGTTTGGTGAGAAGTGTGGCATTCCAATTAAAACAGCTAAGTTTTCTGACAGCGATGGCACGTTTAATTCTGACAATGAATACCTTACAATAATAAATACAGCGGCTGTTAAAAGAATGGATTTGTTAGAGTATTATGACTCAAGACAAAACATTTTAGATATTGAACGCAATACCTTATATCTTTTAGCAGAAGAGTTGAAGAGATTTAAAAAAGAAAAAGGTTTAAAGGATTTTAATGATTTGTTAGAAGATTTCATTAGGGGAGAAAAACATAATAAATTCAAGGTTTTATTCATAGATGAGGCACAAGATTTGTCTTTGTTGCAATGGGAAATGGTGAGAAGAATTTGGAGAGATGCAGAAAAAACTTACATAGCTGGTGACGACGACCAAGCTATATTTAAATGGGCAGGTGCAGACGTAGATCACTTCATAGCTTTAAAAGAAGAGGTTAATGATATTAAAGTATTAGATCAATCTTATCGTATACCTGGTGGACCAATACATGAACTCTCACAAAAAATAATAGGACAAGTTCAAAGTAGATTTAACAAAGAGTATAAACCAAGAACAGAACAAGGAGTATTGCGTAGATATTCTGACATAACACAAGTAGATATGTCAAAGGGTAACTGGTTAGTATTATCTTCTGCAAATTATTTTTTAGAAGATGCAAAAGATTTGTGTGAGTTGCAGGGCTGGTATTATTCTTACAAAGGACGTAACTCTATATCTCTCAAACTTTTATTAGCATTAAATAATTGGGAAGCCTGGCGTAAAGGCGCACAATTAAATCATTTAGAAATAAAAAACATATATGAATACCTTGGATCAAATGTATTAGAAGGATTTAGAAAAGGTAAAACATTACATTCTGACACAAAATATTTAATAAAAGATTGTAAAGCCGAACATGGTTTAATTACAGAAGATGTTTGGTATGAAGCATTTGAAGGTCTTGATCCTATTACAGAAAATTACATTCGTAATATGAGGGCGAATGGTGAGACACTAAATAAAAATCCTCGTATAACAATGTCAACAATACACGGCGCGAAAGGAGGAGAAGCTGACAAAGTTTTATTGATGCAAGACATAACCAATGCGGCGCTTGAAACATTTAGTCATGACCCAGATGAATTACATAGATTATTTTATACTGGAGCGACGAGAGCGAAGCGTGAATTACATGTCTTAGATCCGAAGAACTTTGATCGTGCTTATATATTATGACACACAAAGATATGTTTAAAGGAACAACTTATAATTCTTTAGAGGAACAGGTCGGTGGAAAACACTATCGAAATATGAAGATTCAACCTGCAGAGTTTATAAACGAAAACAAGTTGCTTTTTGCAGAAGGGAACGCTATAAAATATATTTGTAGACATTCAGTGAAGGGAAAAGAAGAAGACGTGAGAAAAGCAATACACTATTTAGAAATGATATTGGAAAG